TTGTGTTTGGCACTGCTTTGCTTTGACCAATTCAGCATTAGAAAGAAAAAGTAATATATTTGTTCCGTTTGGTCTTTGTTTGGAGCCGCCCCGTAAGGCGGCTTTTTATAATCCTAGCAAATCAGCCTCAACTTGAGTGGGTTCAAAACCCCACTTTTGAATCGCCTCCCTAACTACTTTTTCAGGAACTCTCCGAATCGATACCGGTATTATTGAATGGCGGCAATTGTAACCACCAGCATAGGAGTAAATTGTAGATGAGTTAGTACCTGGAATCCTTCCTGCCCAATCTCCTGCGGTTGATGGCCAATCTTCTATTTCTTTATAATAAAAGTATTGATTATGTCTTTTAGAGCAGAATTCTCTTGAAGTATCAATTTCACTTCCAGAATAGAAAAACCATTCAGCTCCTAATTCTTCGCTAACAGCACTGGTATAATTTCTATCAGCTATTGCAAAGGTATCATGGGCTATCTGCTTGTTATACTGCAAAAGCTTTCCATCGACTTCCTCATCACCGGTCACAATGGTTTGAAGCTGAGATAATGTTTCTTTATATCCAGCATTAGAGCTAATGGCTGTTTCAACATTTTCTCGAACCACATCAGCAAACCTATCTCCAAGTGAATTAACCATCAAATCAGCAGCATTCCTCTGACTTGTTTTTAATAAAGCATCTGTAACTTCTTTCGGTTGAAAGCCATCAAAAGCCTTGGCAAATATGTTATTACTTATTTTGGCTTGTTCAGATAATTCAGAAATAAAAGACTTTACATCTGAAATATAATCTGATTCAATTAAAATATTTTTAATTAAAGGTTTTAATTCAGCAGCTATGCTTAGGTTAGAGCTATTTAAAATTAAATTTCCAGATGAATCGGTTTTTAATTGTTTTAATAAATCTATTATGTCTGGAAATATATTTTTTTGAACCTTACCAACAGAATTTAAATACGCATCAGGAACGGTAGTAAGCCTGCGAGTCTTTTCCAGTATCAGCTCACTAATCGTTGCCATTAGATGCCTGCTACTATGTTGCTAACCAAGGATTGGGCGTTGAAAGGAGCAGCGGTAGTCAGCTGGATATTGGCTGCGATGTTCTTGGCACGCTCCACCAATTGAGCCAACTGCGTTTCAAAGTCCTGCTCGAAGAATGCTGGGTTTTCCATCATCAAGCTATTCACCAGGTTGATAGCCGAATCATGTAGAACCACCTCCCATTTATCCACCAATCCTTTGGAAAGCTTTAGATTAATTTCATCCAAAGTCATGGTAAGCAAGCGGTCGGCTTGGCTAATAAGGTTGAATATCTGCTGACCCTGCACATCAGGATAGTAAAGAGTCTGCAAGTATTTATAAATGATGGATTGAATCACAAAAGGAGGCTGCTTGGCCATTATGGCTTCATTGATTTGAGCCAAATAATCACTCTCCAAATAGAAGTCATAGTTCACAGGTCGCTTGATGGTAGGCTGGCGGTAATTCTCACCATATCGCATCAATCCAACCATATCGATGCACCATTGGTACATATCGAACAGCTGCATACAGTTCTGTTTGATTCCAGCAATGAGTGCCTTTTGGTCAGATGCCGCCTCGGTAGCCGTGATGCCTTCACCGCCTTGGACCTTGTTATTGGTTTTCTTGAGGTGTAATATGTCATAGGCTTGGTTCATATTGTGGGCAATCTCCTCACGCAGGAATCGGGGCGTTTCAGTCGATGGGGCAGCATAGAAGATAGCCGAGTCAGGGCTGATGTTATCGCCTTGAGAGGTGCTTGTCTGAGGTTTTATAAGCAAGGTACCATAAGGACTGATCCTGTCTTTTAATCCTGATCCGCTACACTCCGAACAGATGCTCTTTGAGCCATCCATGCGGTAATGGAAGCCACCATCACAAGTCAGATTCTCGCCATCTACCCTGATTTGGAACTGGCAAGGGTCTCCAATCATTACACGATATGGATAGGTGCAGGTCGGCTTGATTCCACGAAGCAAGGCCGCATCCAAAAGGACCTCATCCAATACGTCTGTAGCGTAAAGGAACGGACTCTGCTGCATCATCACCTCATCGATTTGGATGCTGATTCCATCCACGCGCTTGACCGGAAGCATACCAGTGGCATGGTTGAAGTATGGCACCAGCTCAAACTGATAATCCACCTTCTTACCTACTTGGACAGCCTTGTAAATCCACTCATCATCGAAAATCAGATAGACTATTCCATCCATCACCTCCTTGTTATTGTACTCAACCTTGGAGCGTTCATCACTTTCAATGATGGCGAATTCCTCATCAAATGCAAGCACTCTGGTAGTATGGTAAAATTTGGTGTAAGGCTCAACCAATTCATCAGGATTCAAAACTTCCTCGCCTTCGATTTCAACCGTGTCGAGTTCATAAGGCATAACCGCAACCACTCCCATCGCATCCATCAACTTCAATGGAGGCAGGAAGGTGAATACGAAATTATCCAAGCTGCCATAGACTGGAAAGTCCTGATCTAGGTACTTGGCTAATGTGGTATCGCTGTTGACATATTGATCAGCATCGGGCGCATAAGTGATGCTCCAGTTATTCTCATGATAAGCTCGGCCATAGGTATCGACCATGTCCTTGAATACTTGGAGAGTGGTTTGCTTGAAGTTGGCTCGAACATATTCAAACTCCTTGGGAGTCTGGTTGGGAGCATTCTTGGCAAATAGCAGACTTGGGAAAACCCCCTTTTGAGCATGTATCCTGATTTGGTCAAGCCATTTCACGGATAATACATAGCCGGGAAAGAAGTCAGGAACATTCTGCGATATCTCTTCTTCCTGTCGAAAAAGTGATATGCCTTTGGACTTCTGCCCTTTATTACGAATCGATGTTATTTCATCGACCAAATAGGATAACTGCTCAGGGGTTAACATTAGTACTTGGGTTTAGTGGGTGGCTTCGGCCTAGTCCTAGGCTTACTGCCTCCGCATGATGAACATCCTTTCATGATAGTATAGTTATATAAGAGTTAGTGAGGTCAACCGAAGTACCTGAACCAAGCAGAACTTTGGCAGATATGGGATAGTCAAATCTGCGCTTTTGGAGTGTTCTCCAATTAGCCAGCACCGACCTATAACCTTTGTAATACCTGCTTTTGAATTCCACATCCTGTTCAAAGTAATAAGAGTAGTGATGATACTTTTGCGGTAAGACCTTGTAGCCATCCTGCCCTTCCATGATTGGCGGTTCGTGGGTTTTGAACTTTTGTCCATGCCACCACCACAATCGTGTACTAATGCCATCGCCCCAAGATCCTTTCCCCACCAACTGCCTTCCATCGCTATCCTTGCAAAGATAATGATAAAATTGAAAGCCTCCAGCAGTATTTGAGCCTATACCAAGCATAGTTTCAGCCTCGGTCAAGTCCGATTCAGTCCACTGCTCATCGGCATCCACCTGCCAAAGCCATCCATCAGGATTGCCTTGAAGCAACTCGATACCTTTGTTGACCTGAACATCCTTGCTGGGCCATCCTGTTTGAGATGTGGCGAATAATACTTTTGTCGGATATTGACTTGCCAAATTTTGACAAGTCTCAATTGTTCCATCGGTGGATTGCGATGGAGGTCGGATGGAATTACACCAAGCCGTTGAACCACCATTGCGACTAAATCCCTCCACAATAACCCACTTGTCGAACATGGAAACCATGCGCTCGGCAAAGTCCTGATGAAGCAAATGATGCTTGGCGTTGTAAACTATTGTTAAGGCGTATCTCATTTGATATAATAGATGCGACTGCCGAAGCCCTGATCTGTTGACCATATCAGGTCACAATCCACGGTCTTAAGGCTTTCACATGTATGGTAATGCTTGACATGATTGGTATCATCCAATGCAAGATAGAAGCCTGGTTCTACCCTTTCCATCAAATATTTGAACTCAATCAGTCCCATGTGACCGGCAGAGTCTAGTATGACTAAATCAGGCTTAAAGTCAAGTCGCGCCAATGCAAAATGAAGCATTTCATCTGGCACCTTGAAGCTTACTTCTTGTCTATAGAGAATGTCCCTGTTATGGTCAAGATGGTCAATAACGATATCATCAGGAACATCGAAACTAATATCAGTGGGAATATCAGAACGCTTAACAGATAGACCAAGAAGGAAAGTGATAATCGAATTACGATGCCTCTTCCTTGCAGCTTCGTAGTGGCGTGGGTTAACTTCGATAGAATAGACTTGCTCATCTCCCACCAGAGCATCAGCAATGCCTTGGGTAGTGCCTTCGCCAAGATAGCTACCCGTTTCAATAATTCTTTCAAGCTTCTTGGTTCTGATAAGGTCGGTAATGGCATCTCTGAAGTCATTGTGCGCTCCCATGCCGTTTGGCATCAGGTGCTGGGCTATCTGCATTTCATTATCTTTTTCATGGTTTCATAGGAGCAATTCACCTGCATCGAATCGCCATTGATGAAGAATATCAAAACCACCTCATCGCTGTTATCGTTGTAGGATTTATGGAATGAATAGACATTCTCCAAAGCGACCATCACCTTGCTTTCGGTGAACTTGTCAATTCCCATCTCATCAAGCTTCTTGTCGCTTAAGGTTATATCAAACTCTTGCCAAATCATATCTCTGCCAGTTTTTAGTCAATATGGTCCTATCGGATTGATGCGGTACTTTATCGGTAATATAATAGTGAAGCTCGGCATTGGTATCGATGGCATCGACAAAATTCGCCAAGCTGGAATCTATGCAATGAATCGAGGCTGCCCCTTCTAGGACTTTCCTCCAATCAAAAATTGTGAAATCGCCCACCTTTTCAAACTTGACCACATTGTCTGTGACCAGAATATCAGCAGGACTGCCGTAGTCACTATTACTGTGAACGACATGGTAAGGCCTACTACTATCAATTCCCAAAGCATCATAAAGGGCCATTTCAGATATTTCATTTCGGTTGTATTTAAGGTTTCTCAATTCGGTCAACGGCACTCCTGCCAATCGGTATTTGTATGTCACAAAGCTATCCAAGTTCCTGCGCTCCTTTATCCATCGGTAATGGATTGGACTTTTTTGGTCTATGCCAAAACTCAAATCAATCACCTTATCATAATTGGCTCGGTCGGATTCAATCGGTTGGACATAATCGGCATAAGCCAGCAAGGAATGATACTGCTTTGGACAATGCCAAAATACATCAAATCCACGCTCATGATACCAATTGGCAATCGGAAGGACTATCAATAAGTCACCTACCTTCCCCGGTTGCTTGATAAGTAAACGCTTCTTTTTGTATAAATCAGCCTTGCTCGGAGCCACTGGCAAGGTCGCACCAGGTAATCTGTTGCTCTGCGTATAGCTTCGTTTATTGGATAAATGCAGATGGTAAGTCTTGATGTCCTTGCTAGGGTTGATAGGCTTTAATCCTGCCTGTGCGATTTCATAAGCCAGGCGATTGTCGCAGGCAGGCAGCCCCATAGTGAAATCCACATTTTTAAGCGTTGTGGGCTTCCCTTTCCATATCCAAGTGTCTTGAGTCCACTCATAATCGAATAGCTTGCTATTGCCGTTGTGAAGCACATCCCAGCGACTCAAGCAAAGTACCTTACCTTGCATCTGAAGCGATTTGATTTCCTCGATTTCGCTAGTGAAGTAGATATCGGAATTGGTCAAAATGTAGTAATCCGCCTCAACCGATTGCATGAAACTTATGAATTCTGTGTAAGTCGGGCGGTCATAACCTTCCACATTAACCACCTTCGGATGATCCCATGCCTTGCCAAGATTATAAATCACATCGATGCTTGGACATTCGCAGTTGAGATTCATGACCTGCCTTAACTCACGTTGCCTGTCTCCAAACTTTTGCTCAAAGTAGCTCGTAAATACCGCCACCTTGCCTGGAAGCTTGACTCTATTGTTATTGCCAATCTTGGCAATAGTTGGAGGAACCACCTTGGTCTTGGGTGAACTGATGTTGGCAATCTTATCACTCCTTAATATGTGGCCTTTGAAGTGGTGCCGTTGCCCTCGACCTGATTGAATCTTCATTAAAGACCTATCGTAAAAATCCCAGTACATCGGCTTGATGTTGGAACGGTTGCCGAATAGGCTCAAGAACGTATAACTCTGAGCGATTTCATGGGGTCGCTTGGCTGCCGTGTTGCCGAAGTACATCGATGACTCACCGATATGGTGCCATTCACCCATCCTTGCCAAAGCGATATTGAGGTAAAGCTCATCAGGCTGACCACCTCCCCACTTGTTTCGAAGCCTCTCCAAAGGTATCGGACTGTCCATCTCAGCCTTGAAAATGCCATACATCTGCTCTGTCTTATCGCACTTGCGAATGTATTGTATGCTGGATTGGGTAGCAGGGAACTTGGTATGATGGTCAAAGCAACAGTGCTGCCAAATGTCCTCCCGATATGCCCACCACATTTGAGGCAGGATGTTCGGACTATTGATGTCATAGACCTCATTGATGAAGGTCGCATAATATGCCTCTGAAGCATCAAGCCTATCAAACAAAGGTTCGACAGGCTGCATGCAAATACCATCGACATCCAAGAATAACGTGGAGTCGAATGGGGTTAATTCGTAAATGTCCGCTTTATACCTACCGGGGTCTGAAGGATCGCCATCCAAGGTCTCAATGGTGTCAAACATCGAGCGGTCGGTGACTTCCTTCAGAACTCGTTCGGTAGCTATAAGGTGGATGGGTATGCCAGGGCTGTGGTGCTTGATGGAGACCGCGAGGTTGTGGGCCATGAATCCATAGCCCCTTTTTCCCCACGCCATCAGCAATATGCCTCTGGTCATAGTTCCACTGATTATGCGCTAAATACTCCTGTTGGTGTTGGGATCAAGCTGATGTTACCTTTATAGGTAAAGGTCAATTCGAAGCGAGCAGGCTCCTCATCAGTATCCACGATGACAGCACCACCTGTAAAGGCGATTTCACCATCAAGATAAACTGACTCATCATCGAAACCAGTCTTAGGACATAGACGCGCCACGGCACCGGCAATTGTGTAACCGCTTGCCAAGGTTGTCCAGAAGTCAAAGTTGGTGGTATTCCACGAATAGTCGATGATGTTACCGCTATAAGTGATGTTAAGCACCTGTGGAAGGCCGCAAGCAGTGGTCTTAGGTGACAAGGTCGCTTCACCTTGACCAATACCCATACGGATTTGCTGAACCAATTTAGCATCGCCAGCAGCGATTAGGGCATTGATTTCAGTACCATCGGAAGGATCGGTAAGGTCGTTACCGCAAAGGATGAGGACTACTTCGGAAATACCAGAAGGGCGTGGACCTTTACAGGTCAACGTGGCTACTTCGTGATCGCCAAGAGCCTCGCAGTTGTAATTCAAACAAGTTGCCATGAGAGCAATAGATTTTTTGAGTTTAGATTGAGTTCTTGGGATTACTTAATGCCTCACCCGATTTGGCACCAGTTGTTGCAAATATAATCAATTAAATGTGCCGATTGAACTGTTGGCCCTTTTCTTTAATACGCAAGTTGAT